ATACAAGTCTTTTCTAATAACCCTAGAATGGCATTTAAAGATGATACAGACGTAGTATGGGTTAATAACTATCCTAGCAGTAGACCTTATCTTAAAGGTACACATAAAGGTAAGTTATTATTCAATAATGACTATAAGCCTAGAGTAGGCGAAATATACTTTAGTCCTGAAGAACAAGAAGTCATAGATAAGATACAAGGTGACTACATAGTTGTAGAACCTAATGTTAAAAAGACTTTTATCCATACAGTAAACAAAGCATGGCATGGTTGGGATGAGTTATTAAAACATGACTTGCCTTGGATACAGTTAGGTGATGTTACTACTGACAAGAAAACAAAGTGGGTAGAAACACCAACCTTTAGAGACGCATTAGCAATATTAAGTAAAGCAAAGTTATTTGTAGGAACAGATGGTGGTTTACATCATGCAGCAGCAGCATTAGGCATACCTTCTGTAGTGATATGGACAGGATTTACTTCACCGAGGCACTTAGGATATGACACCCATAGAAATATACATGACGGTTCAGAGCCATGTGGGACTTATGATAGCGTATGTCAACATTGCCTTTTAAAAAGCAAAGCAATCACCGTAGAACAGGTTTTAGATGCAGTTAATACTGAGTGGCATAGAACGCAGAGATAACGTCTTAAAACGCTTGCAAAAGCATTGTAAGGGCATTTTAACAAGAGAATGGGATGGTAAGTCTATTCCAGTCGTAGTAGGTAATTTACAGGGTGCAGATAAGATACAAATAACCTGTAGAGAACAAAACATACCCTATATTTTGATAGACCATGGTTACTTTCACAGGTCATCTGACTTAGAATGGGCTAGATTCTGTGTAAATAACTACCATTGCACAGATTGGCGTGTATCAGATAGAGAAACACCTAAAGTTCACGAGTATCGTAGTGGTGAAAACGTAGTTGTGTTACCTCCACCAGAAAAAATAGCTTATATTTACCAAACTTCTAATTGGTTAGACAGAACAGTAGAAGAGATTAGAAAACATACAGAAAGAAAAATTGTCATTAAGCGTAAAGGCGAAGGTGACTTTAAACAAACATTAGAAAAAGCTCATGTCATTGTGAGTTTTGGTAGTGTCGCAGATGTAGAAGCACTTATTCGTGGTGTGCCTGTTATAAGTTCACCTTATAGCCCTGCAACCCCTGTATCCAATAACATTAAAGACATAGAAAACTTAACATATTTTGACAGAACAGCATGGTTAAGCTCATTAGCTGCTAGTGAATGGCATAAAGATGAGATGGACAAGTGCTGGGATAGACTAAAAGGACAATTAGATGGCGTTTACTAACTATACTAGCTTCGTAACAGTCGTAGAAAATTACTTAGCACGAACAGACTTATCATCACAGATACCTGACTTCATTCAGATGGCTCAATACAGAATGACTAGGGATTTACGCACACAAAAAATGTTAAGCTCTACTACGCTATCTTTATCAGCAAGCACAGTAGCATTTCCTAGCGATATATTAGAAGTAAGAGAAATACATATACAGGGTAATCCTGTTATTAGATTAGAGTATCAATCACCTGATTTATTCTTTAGAGATGGTCAAACCACATTATCAGGTATGCCACATTACTTTACAATGATTGGTTCAAACTTCCAATTTGCACCTGCACCTGACTCTACAATGACACTTAGTTTATTGTACTATGCACAACCTACATTTATCTCTACAACAACAGCAAGTAACATCTATCTAGCCAACTATCCAGATGCTTTACTATACGCAACACTAGCAGAAGCAGAGCCATATTTACTTAATGATGCACGTATTCAAACATGGTCAGCATTGTATGACAGAGCTATTGCAAACATTAAAACAAATGATTTGGGTGCAACATACCCATATACAACATTAAGCGTTACGCCAAGATAAAGGAAAATTATGCCAAAGACCAAGATAAGCCAGTACGACTCTACAAGTGCTGGTGCTAATTTAAACACAGATATTGCAGGTATTAATATTGATGAGGGTTGCGCACCTTCAGGTATTAACAATGCTATTAGAACACTTATGGCTCAAATTCGTGACTTACAGTCAGGTGTTAGTGGTGACTCTATCCCTGTTACAGCAGGTGGTACAGGTTCAACTACAGCATCTTCAGCTAGAGCATCTTTAGGTCTTACTATTGGTACAGACGTAGGCGGTATTGCTACATTAGAAACATGGACTGCTTCACAACGTGGCACAGTTACTACAGATAATGATGGTTCATTTAACATGAACGTCACTAATAATTTCTTATGCACACCTACAGGCACATTTGCTCTTACATTTACTAACATTACAGCAGGTCAAAGTGGCTATGTATTATTAGTAAACACAGGTGGCTATGCAGTAACAGCAGCAGCAACTACAAAAGTAAACACATCATTCTTAACGACAGTATCAGCAGCAGGTACATACTTACTATCATACTTTACAGATGGCACTAATGTTTATGTCACTACTGGTGGAGCAATGGCTTAAATGGCTATTTTAAATAATAGTAATGCTATCTCTAGTGGTGGCTATGATATAAATAACTCACTTCGCTTTAGAGCTAGTGCATCTGCTTATCTAAACAGAACGCCTGCAAGTTCTGGTAGCACAACTTTAGGTACTTTTTCTAATTGGCTTAAACTTGGTGCTATTAGTATAGATAGAATGATGTATCATGTTGCTGGTACTAGTGGAAATAACAATAGATTTTATATTTCATTTAATGCTGATGATACTGTAGATGTAGTCGGATATAATTCATCAGGAAGTGTTGTTTTAAACCTTAAGACTACACAAGTATTTCGTGACCCTTCAGCTTGGTATCATGTTGTTGTAGCAATTGATACTACTCAAGCAACTGCAGCTAATAGAATTAAATTATATATAAATGGTAGTCAAGTTACTGCATTTAGCACAGCAACTTATCCAGCACAGAATCAGGCATTAGGATTTACAAATAATACATCAACTTTAATTGGTTCTAATCAAGGTGTAGGAAACTTATTTGATGGCTACATGGCAGAAACATACTTTATAGACGGACAAGCCCTAACACCATCATCATTTGGTGAAACAGATACAACTACAGGCTCATGGAAACCTAAAGCCTATGGTGGCACTTATGGCACTAATGGCTTCTACCTTAAATTCTCTGACATAGCTACTACATCAGGTTCTAATGCAGGTCTAGGTAAAGACTTTAGTGGTAACGCAAACTACTGGACTACTAATAACATATCTGTTACATCAGGCACAACCTATGATGCTATGACAGACAGTCCTACGCTAACAAATGCAACTGTAGGTAACTACTGCGTATTAAATGCTGCATCAATTGGTGCTGATGCTACTTTATCTAACGCTAACTTGACAATTGCTTATGGTAGTGCAGCAACTCGTAATGCTACTATGGGGACACTTGGACTATCATCAGGTAAATGGTATTGGGAATATACTATTATTTCAGCATCACCAGGTGGTCCAGTATTTGGAATTACTAATACAGCTTCTGCAAGTGCAGTTTCAAATTATCCAGGTTTTGCTGCAAATGGATGGGGTTATGCTGCAGATGGAAGTAAATATAATGCTGGTACTGGAACTGCTTACGGAGCAAGTTACGCAACAAACGATATACTGGGTGTTGCGTTTGATGCCGACACAGGTTCAATTACTTTTTATAAAAATAATACAAGTCAAGGCGTGGCATTTTCTAGTCTTGCCGCTGATACATACTTTCCAGCATTTGGAGATGGTTCTGGAACTGGCACATTGACTGGAGCAGTAAATTTCGGACAACGACCATTCTCTTACACACCACCTACAGGCTTTAAAGCATTAAACACATTTAACCTACCTGATAGCACTATCAAAAAAGGTAATACTGTGATGGATGCAACGCTATGGACAGGTACAGGTTCAAGTTTAGCAATAACAAACTCTGGTGCTTTTAAACCTGACTTTGTTTGGGGTAAAAGAAGAAATGGTGTGGCAGATAATATTTTAATTGATTCAATTGTAGGAGGTAATCCACCTGAAAGATATTTGTCATCTAATACTACATCTGGAACAACAGCAAATGCTGACGTTATCACATCATTAAATAGTAATGGGTTTACGGTTGGTACATCAGGTGCATTAAATGGTTCTAGTAATACCTATGTAGGTTGGCAATGGCAAGCTGGACAAGGATCAACATCATCTA